ATGAACTACTCGAAAGACGGTGCGACGGTGGCCGCAATGTTCGATTCAGCCCATCCGAAAAAGTCCGGGAAGTGCTCCGTAAAAATCCGTGTTACCTACAATCGAGTGCGTCACTATTATCCGACCGGGAAAGATTTGATGCCGGCGGAGTGGGACGCCCTGCCAACAACAAAAGCCCGCGCACTCGTAGCGGTTCGCAAGGACATCGAAAGCAGCTACCAGATAGTGCGGACGGCTGTTGAGGACTTATTAATGCGCGGTATCTTTTCATTGGAAAATCTTAACAATCGGTTAAAACGCGCAAACGGCGATACGCTTAATATCGCCTTTGAGGGCAAAATCGCTGAAATGAAAGCGCAGGAGCGCATCGGGAATATGATGGCCTATCGGGTCGTTATGAAGGGGATAGAACGCTTTGCCGGGTCTCGTGTCCCTTTGTCGAGTGTTTCGGTGGATTGGATTCGTCGCTACGAAAAGTTCCTGCTTAACGAGGGTAAAAGCCGTACTACTGTCGGAATACATATGCGGCATATACGGGCAATACTCAACGACATGAAGCGGTGCGGAAAGATTTCAGAGGTACAATACCCATTCGGCCGGGGTAAATATGAGATACAAGCCGGAGAAGGGCGTAAATTGGCCCTCACGCTGGAGCAAATAGGGCAGATAGCCAACTATGAGGACGGAACCGAGGCAACGGCCAAATACCGGGATTATTGGCTGTTCCTCTACTTGTGTAACGGGATCAACGTTGCCGATTTCGTAAAGTTGAGGTATCGGGACATTGTGAATGGTGAAATATGCTTTGTGCGGCAAAAGACCGAACGCACGACCAAGATTCGCAAGGAAATCCGGGTCGTTGTTACGGAGCGGATGCAGGCGATCATCAACCGGTGGGGTAATCCCTCCCGGCCCGACAGCTTCATTTTTCCGATTCTCGACGGACAGGAGGATGCAATGCGGCGGAAGTGTAAAACGATGTATTTCACCCGTGCGATCAATAAGCGTATGAAGGAGGTGGGCGAACAGCTCGGGATCGGCAATATCTCGACCTATACGGCCCGGCATTCGTTCGCTACGGTGTTGAAGCGGGCAGGAGCGAATATCGCCTATATCTCGGAATCGCTGGGGCATCAGGACCTCAAAACAACGGAAAATTACCTGGCCAGCTTCGAACGGGAGGAACGGCAGAAGAATGCGGAATTATTAACGAAATTTTAGGGATATGGGTCGGTATAAATTTGATAAATTCTTAATGAGGTTTTCGAAAGATGCGCAAAATGCTATTATAAAAGACCTTGTAGAGTGTTGTGACATATGCGCGGACGACTACGACTGGAATATAATAGACATCCGCATAAAGAAAGCGGATAAAGAGCAACGGCATAGGTTTGCTGACACAATAGCAAAGCTAACGGAGTATGATAAAAACGAACTCGGGCCATCTTATGAATATCTCGCAAATGGAGAACGCGATATTTGTATAAGTGCAGCATATTTTGCTCGTATAACAGGACGAAATAGAAAAACCGTAACAGATTGGATTAATAAAGGATTTATTGTGACTGTTGCCAATTCAATGGGGTTGCGCCGATTGGGTCAGCCCAAATTTGATATAATGGTAAGAAAAACCATAGAAAGGCTGAAAGAAATGTAATTTTTTTGTGGGGCATTGTGCGTTTTTACTGGACAGCTTTTTTTATTTGTCTGTATTTGTCATTTTGTTGTGTAGTATAATTTGCGACATACTGGACAACTATTTTGCATAGCTTTTCACCTGTCCTCCAAATGGGTAGTATTTACGATCCAATTTAATTATTTGCTCCTTTGCACTATCAACGTTGAGCAATCCGCCCGATCAGCGGATATTGTAAAACAATCAATAGTGTCAAGGTATGAATGAACCTGTTATCGTCACCACTCCCGCACAACTGCAATCCATCATCAGCGATGCAGTAAACGCGATTCTTCCCAAACTCGCCGACTTCCGGCGCAAGAACGAGCCCGTCCAAACAGACGGCATGAACGTCGAAGATGCCGCTTTGTTCCTGACCGAACAAGGCATACCCACCACCCGGGCCACGCTCTACAATCAAGTCTACAAAAACACTATCCCTTACAGGAAGTTCGGACGCCGCACGGTATTCTCTAAAAAAGAACTTCTTGCGTGGATTGAATCGCGCACCGTCCATTCTGAAGACAGGCGGACCGCTGCCGCATTGCGTATTGCACAATCTGCTGAATCCAAAAAGTAATTGCGCAATGATCGAAAACAAGATCGCCGCCGATGCCCGTATCGAGCACACAGCGGCAACCCCGGCTATTCACGTTGACAAATATACGAACAATTCGCGGGGTTTCCATCAGAAGCGCGTCCTTTCTTTGCTCCAAAGGGGCGAGAAACTATCTGCCGCAGACATCACCGTTGCACTTCATGTATCAGATCCTCGCAGCCATATCCGGGACCTCCGGGCAAAAGGCATAGCAATATCCGACGAATGGGTAAAGGCCAGGCACGGCAGCCGATACAAACTGTATTACATTCGTAAAGGAGGCGCGCAATGAGTAGGCGGGACACGTACTATTTCCCACACGAATATAACGCCAAAGACGACCCGAAATGCGAGCGTCTTATTTCGGTAATGGGAATGGAGGGATACGGAATATTTTGGGCACTTTTAGAGGTGTTGCGAGTACAACCCGACTATACCTACCCATTGGTGAACATTCCCATCGTAGCGCATAAGTATTACACAACCCCGGAACAGGTGCGTCGAGTTGTATTCGATTTCGGGTTGTTTACGATTATTGAAGATAAAATATTCTTTTCCAATGGTTTAATAAATCGTATGCAAGTTTTAGACGAGCGTCGGCGCAAGCGTTCGGAAGCAGGGAAAAAAGGCATGAGATCACGATGGAATAACAACGACGATAACAATGTTATAACACCGCTATTACAACCTTATAACAGTAAAGTAAATAAAATAAAAGAAAGTAAAGATAGTAAAGGGGATTTTAAGGGGGAACCTGCGACCGCGGTAAGTCCCGACGCTGTCGCCCCAAGTAGCGCGGGCGAGCCGCGCAAAGTCGCAACCAAACGCGCGGCGTTTGTTGCTCCCTCGCTCGAAATGGTCAAAGATTATTTTTTGACTATCAAAGGAGCGAATACGGATTCGGAATGCTTTTACGACTATTTCACAGCCAACGGTTGGCGAACGGGTAAAAACCCGATAAAAGACTGGAAAGCCGCTGCGCGAAATTGGATGCGCCGCAAATCCGAATTCAGCAACACGACCCAAATTCAAACAAGCTATGAGACGAAACGAATCTATAAAGACCTATAACCGCCCGGCCCCTGTTGAAGGGCTGCCGGAATCGCCCGAGCTCGAAAAGGCTGTTTTGGGTGCCTTAATTCTCGAACCTGAACAACTGTCTGATGTTTCGGAGATCGTCGAAATTTCGGCATTCCATAATGCAAATAACGGCAAAATCTACGGCGTGATGCTCTCAATGCTGGAGCGTGGCGAAAAAATAGACCTTTGCACGCTCGCAGATCGTCCGGAACTCAAAGGCCGGGAGATGCTGCGATACCTCACGACTTTGACCAATGCAGTAGGTTCCGGCATTAACGTATTGGATCATGCCCGGAAACTCCGAGATACCGAGATACGTCGCCGTATGTGCCTTTTCGGTCACGAACTCGCAGCGCGTGCCGTATCGGACCCCGACGGGGTTATGGATTGGGCGGTGGCGGGAATTACAGCGATAGCCGACCGGGCAATACGGGCAGACGACATTGCCCCTCTGTCAGAGGTCGTGCGGGCCACCCTCGACGACCTGGAACGACGCCAACAGGCCCGACAGGTGGGCGAGTGCATCGGCATTCCTACGGGTTTACAACGGCTCGACGCGCTGACGGGCGGCTGGCGGGGTGGCCAGCTTGTAGTGTTGGCCGGCCGTCCTGGGACGGGTAAGAGCGCAACGATGTTGCATTTTGCCCGGACCGCCGCCATATCGGGTATTCCGGTGTGCGTGTTTTCCGCGGAAATGCCAAACACCCAGCTGGCCGGGCGAATGCTGGTAGGATGTTCGGGTATAGATTCGGGATCGTTCCGGACTGGGAATGTTGACAGTCAGGGGTGGACACGATTGGAACAAGCGGGTGCGGCACTTTCAGCAATGCCTGTTTACCTCAACGATAGAGGTAATATCACTATAGGGGCTATACATTCGCAATGCAAGGCGATGCACCGCCGGGGACGGTGCGGGATGGTCATTATTGATTACCTGCAACTGCTCGACACGACGTCCCGTAACGTTCAAAGCACCCGCGAGCGTGAGATCGCCGCTGCCAGCCGTTCGGCAAAGCTGCTCGCAAAGGAGCTCGACGCGCCCGTCATCCTGTTGTCGCAGTTGTCGCGCAAAGTTGAGGATAGGGCCGATAAGACGCCGTTACTGTCAGACTTGCGCGAATCTGGCGCCATCGAGCAGGACGCCGATATGGTGCTGTTTCTCGATCGTCCGGCGATGTATGGCGCGCAAACGATAAACTCGAATCGCTACGGATTAATTTCATCCGACGGGGTGGGGATCATGCACGTCGCCAAGAACCGCGAGGGGGCAACGGGGCGGATATACTTTCGCCACAACAAAAGTCTGACCCGAATAACCGACTACGACAGTCCCGCGACGGATGTAATCGGGGAGGCGGGGCCATTCTAAACCCTTTGCGATTTGGACGCATGAAAACATCCAAATGAAATAAGACCCACACAACGAAAGAAAATCGAAAATTCAGAAACAATATATGAATAAACAGATGTTTTACCCGCCATTGCGGGACGAGTTTACCAAATTCGGCGACAGATTCGAGAAAATCGCCCATAACAAGATCAACGGAATGTACTGCTACAAGCGCATGACCTCCGACGGGCTGACCTATTACGAGGTGTTCAAAGCCGCCAAAGCAAAAGACGAGAACGGTAACGCCTACGAACGCTATCCAAGCACAGCGCAATTCGGATTCGGTTCGGCTCTTTGCCTTCGGGGTGATGAACGACACACCGCTGACAAGATCGCCTTCTATATGGTAAACGGGTTCGAGGCGGGCAGATTTCGCGTGTGATATGACAAGATGAGGCGAAGAACAGGATAGACGGGTATAAATCCCGCCTATCCTCGAAAGCAAGGGCCGTAAACTGTTTCCCCGCACTTTGGTTCTCGACAAGCCAAAAGTACGAAAAAAAACGGGGAAGTGAGCAGAGTAAGACCGAAAGAAAAACGAAGGGGTGGCCAGCGGGACGACAGCACGCTGACAATAGGATTGAATAAGAAAGAACTTGTAGAGTTGCTGGAGCGTACCCGCCGTAAGTGCGAGGAGTACGAACGCAGACAGAGGTTCGCAATGAAAGATAAACTATTAAATATTAAAATGTTATGAAAAAAGAAACCAAAATCTACACGGAGTATTGCATCCGGAATCAAATCGCTGCCGGAGGGTCTGACGATTGGCAAATTCGTTTAGGGAAATACGTCATATCATTGCAATACGTGGATTGCCCTGGCGATGGCTTCTTGGGCCGTCTTGCGTCTTTGGCGGGGCGTGTCCCGCAGCGTTTAGTCGCCGTTGTATATCAGAGAAATCGAGACGGTCAGATCAATGCTATCCGGCAAATATCGGTTCCGGCGAAGGGGGCCAGCATTACGACCGACAATGCGACGGTTTTGAAACTGTTCGGGCATGACGGACGGTTATGTGGTTTTGAGGTCTCCAAATCGAAAGGTCCTTATTTTTTGGGCGGTAGATGGGGGCGTATATCCGCCTCTCAGCCGCTCCTACCGGACGAGCAGAAGCGGGGAATAACCCGGGACACGGAGCGCTGGGTTAGTATAAAATAGATTGTTAATTATTTAATCCATATGAGGATATATGGCACAGGATTCCATTCACAAGATCATCACAATCGAGATCGAATACTCGAAACTTATCAAAGGCTGGGCAGAGGCGCAAAAGGTAATAGATGAGACCCGGCAGTCTATTAAGAACCTCAAGAAAGAGGATGCAGACTATTACGAGAAGATGGCCCAGTATAAAGCCGTAATTCGGGATAAGACCGATGCGCAGCGTCAATACATGAAGCAGATCAACGAACAGGTCAAGAAGGATGCGCAGCTTGATGGCTCCGTTAATAAACTCCGGAACGATATTTCGAAGTTGACGAAAGAGTATTATGCACTCTCCGAAGCTGACCGCAAATCGGCAAAAGGAATGAAGATGGCCGAACAAGTCCGCAATATGCAAACGGAGGTGAACAAGGCCGAGCAGGATTTGCTGAATTTCCGGTCCAATGTCGGCAATTATGCAAGTGCGCTTAGTCCGCTTTCTTTCCAGGTGCAACAAGTAGCCCGGGAACTCCCGTCGCTCACGATGTCCGCCCAGCAGTTTTTTCTGGCGATTTCCAACAACCTGCCGATGCTTGCCGATGAACTGAAGAGAGCTTCGGCCAATAATAAAGCGTTGCGAGCCGAGGGGAAAATGACGATCCCGGTGTTCCGGCAGGTTATTTCGTCCATCTTTTCCTGGCAGACGGCTTTGGTCGTGGGCATTACCCTGCTGACAGCCTACGGGAAAGAGATCGGGGCGTGGGTAAAGGGATTGTTTAGCGCAGGTGATGCGTTGTCGGATGTTGCTCAATATACGCAAGACCTCAACCGGGCCATTGAAAACAGCCGATCAGAGTTGAAGCGGGAGTTTGACGCCCTCCGTGAGGCAAAAAAGGGTACAGCCGAATATGCCGCCGCCCGCAAAGTCATAGAGGATAAATACGGGGACTATCTTTCTAACCAAAAGGAGGAGATACGGAATTTGGAGGACCAAAAGGCGGCTTATGACGCCCTTGCAGGCAGTATTACGGCGGCCGCTATTGCTAAGGGTTTGGAGGAATCCAATGCCAATGCCTCCGAAGAATACGGCGAGGCAATGGATAAAGCCTTCGAAGGCGTGCAGGATAAGTTTATTAAAAAATTCGGCCGGGAGGCCGGGATCGCTTATTTTACCGAGTTTCGTGCCGGGTTAAATAGTGAAATTCCGGAATTGAAAGAGCGTGCGCAGGAAATATACCGGATGTTCAATGAGAACATTACAAAAACTCGGACGACTATGGCCGGTAACCGTCCGGTCGTGAGTGAATATGTAGAGGTTTCCAATGAACTGGAAAGCACGCTGAATAAAGTGCGAGGTGCTACGGATCGGTATAACGAAACCCTTTCTGCAAACAAAATAGCGATGAAAACATTGATGGATATGTACAAGATCAGTGCAGATGACATCAATGCGCAAGGGGAGGCCATCAAGGATTTAATCAAGCGAAAGGAACAAGAACTTGCCGATATAAACAAGGAGATCGCAACCACGGAGGACGAAATCATTTCACGGAATAAAAGGGCCGAAGCTGTTGAGAATGAGATCAAACGCTTAAAAGAACTTGGACGAACGAATGAGAAAGCGCAAGAGGCTGCTAATAAAATAGCACGACAAGCCGCCAAGACACAGCTCGATTTAGAGAAGCAATTATCAAAATCCATTCTTGAACTTAGACAAGCGAGCCTTGAAAAAGACCTGGAACTTTCCCGGCTTCGCTTTTCGTGGGAACGTCAGGAGTTGGAAAACAAACTCAAATACGACAAAACGCTGACTGCGGAATCCCGGGAGGCTATAAACCAGCTAATCCTGAATATGGAGGAACGCAGGTATAAGGAGGAATCCGAAATACGCCAGCGTTGGAGCGATAAGGAGTTCGAGGAAGAAGCCCGCAATGTGGAGAACAGGATCAAGATGCGGATCAAAGTCCAGGAAGAGATGGACAAACTATCTCTTGCGCAAGTAAAAAACAGGAACTATGCAGGATTGATCGGGGACGACAAGGATGCACGGATTAAAGCGCAGCAGGCCGTTGCAAATGAAGAATTGCGTATTGCTCAAAGTAAATATGACGCTATTTCACAAATGGATGAGGAGCAATGGAGTGCGCAATACGGTTCTATTCAAGCCTATGAGATGGCCCGACTGGATGCAGAAAACAATGTGCAAGATGCAATTAAGAAAACGACCGACCTGTCTATTGCCTCGCAAAATCAGGCAATAAAAGTGCAACTGGACGAACTGGCGGCCGCCTCCTCGTTAGTTGGGAGTCTAAGAGGTTTATTCGGGGCGTTGGGCGATGATCTTGAGGCATTCGCCATTGCAGAGCAGGCATTGGCCGTGGCGCAAATCATCATCGACGCTCAAAAAGCAACAATGGAAGCGATGGTTGCATCATTCCAACTCGGACCTATTGCGGGACCTATATGGTTTGCAACACAGAAAGGAATTATAACAGCGCAGGCGGCAATCGCATCGGCGACAACGCTTGCACAAGCCATCCCTTCGTTCTTCTCGGAAGGCGGCCTTGTCACGGGCCCGGGCACCGGAACTTCGGACAGCATCCCCGCAATGTTATCCAACGGCGAAGCTGTGATGACCGCCCAGGCTGTCAACGACTGGGGCGCAATGCTCTCGGCCATGAACGTGGCAAGCGGCGGAAACGCCATCCAAGTATCGAATCTTCCCCAGCGCAACGACGGAATGAAGGGGATGGAGCGCATGATGGAACGGGCCCTGATGAATATGCCGGCGCCCATTGTTTCGGTGGTTGACATCAACAAAGGGCAGAAGCGGGTCAAGGTTCAAAACAGCCTCGGAAAATTAGGTCGAAAAAAATACGAATAATAACATGAATACCCCTAATAAGAAAGTGGGCCGCCCTCGTGCATATACCCCCGAAGCCAAGTTCGAAGAGTATGTCGAATGGGTGAAAGCGAATCCAAGATACAGCAACAAGGCTTCAGCAGGGGAAATAATTCCCGTTCCAACACAGCGTCCCCTGACATTGGTGGGATTCTGCCAATTTGCGAAGATCAGCAGGCAAAATTTCTATGAATATGAGTCAAGGGAGGAATTTTCTGACATCCTTACGTGCGTGCGCGAGGCTATCGAGGCGGACCAGCTGGAGGGCGCATTATGTGGACAGTACGATTCGGGAATCGTTGCCCGGGTTCTGCATCTTGCCGACCGTCAGGATGTGACCACCAACGGCAAGGAGATAACGACCGCAACGCAGCCTATTTCCGTGGTCCTCGACCCCGAAGCGGCCAAGATCATCCAGTCCATCGGCAGGCGGACAGTAAAGGAATGA